CTAATGAACCGCCGCTTCTTACCATACCAGCCCCAGGTCGCTGCACGGATCCGATCTGCCAAGGCAGACTGAGACCCCACAGGCCCAAGGATGGTAGCTGATCGCAAGACCGGCACGACACGAACACCCCGAAGGGGACGAGCGTGGAAGAAGGAGGAGTTAATGGAGAAAAAGTGTGGGTGACGCATGGTCTTCCCCAAGGACAGGGTCAACCCCGCATCCCGGACCGAGGACTGCCACCGATCCGCCTCCGACGGGGTACAACGGAAGACAATATCATCTCCGTTGATCCGAAGAGGGATCGAGGTGGCCCGCTCGTATCCGAGAGCATGCACCAAACCCAGAAAATTGATGAAACACAAAAGAGGAAAAGAAAGAAAATTACCCATCAACTGGCCAGAATTCTGAACAGTAACAGAACCGTTACTGACCAGACACGACTCAAGCGAGCCGAGGGCCGCAAGTTGAATGTTGGTGGGGACAGAAGAAGAAGAAGCGAAAATGGCTCGGAGGACTTCCGTCGAATGCACTGAGTTAAAGTTGTCAGTCGCATTCTCGTAATCTCCGGACACGAAAATCTCTCCCTTCATCGTACGGAACTCCTTCAATGTTGAGACACCGTCATCACCCTTCAGTATCCACCTGTTCTTGCACAAGGTGTCATACATCAATAGGTGAAGCGGCAGAAGTTGAAACTGAAGGAAAGAAGCGACAGTAACTATACGTTTCTTTCCGTCACGCTCAACCACCGAAACCCGCCGTTCGGCCGGGATAGGTGTGCCAGACAGTATCAAATCAAAGAAGGTGCTGGATGTCATACCAGCAGTCTGCGCCGCAGCGAGTGCCCCACCCCGGCCCATAGATACCTCATAGGAGGATCTGCGGGCTATCTGAACCTTCTTACATATGTCCAGATATCCACGATCCCAACCCGGACGAAAGACTCTTGGAGTGATCTCATAGATCAGTCTCACAAAGTCTTTGTTTGGAACAGAGGGTCGGTGAAGGCGTCGGAGGTAGTCCTCGACTGACGGCTCTGCAGCAGGCAGAACCTTCCGAAGAAGAAAAAGAGAAGCAAAAAGTGAGAGTGAACGAGTGGACGAGGAACCCCGGAGGTCCTCAAGAGGAGCCGAAAGAAAAGACTTCGACTCGGGTGAAGAGAGGTTAGGCAAGGGACTGGCTGTCACACCAAACAGCCCCCCGAAAAGCCTTGAAGCGCCTCTCTGAATCCGATCGTCTTCAGAAAACGACCGCGACGACTTGCTCAGTGCAGTCTCGTCGGCCAAGATGTTTCGCATAATCTTAAGGTCTTTGTAAGATCTGCGTCTGCT